CTGTCGGCTTCCTCGCACCAACTCCACCACAGGGCATGGATGCCCTCACGCACGGCGTTATCTTGGTGCATCGATTGGGGCTTGATGCCGGTACCGATGGCGTTGGCCACGAAGGCTTCGACGCCTGCGGCCGCCCAGGGATTGCGACGAACTAGATCACGACTTTTGGCGCGCAGTTCGTTTTGGCTAAAGGTCAGTGCAGCGACAGCACCTGGATTGCCGACGAGCCATGAGAGTGAACGCCTGCCACCACCCACGCCATCGTAGGTCGGTGTGGTTTTGCCACCAAACAGGCCTTTGCGGATAGTCTTAAACCACGCCACGATTAAAATCCCTTGTTGCTGGTGAGGCGGATTTGTCGAGGTGATCCGGGCCACAAGCCTGTTTCTTCGGCTTGTTTCAATAAACCTTTGCGAACGGTTTGGATAGCGGTTTGCAATTCATCGACGGTACGGTATTCGATGGTTTTATCCTGAAATGTCACGCGACGCTCGCCAGTAGCGAGGGCACGTTCCAATGCTTCGAGTTGTTCTTGTGAGTAGGCCATCAGTGAAATACCACGAGATTGATTTCGGTGGAGTCGTCAAACGAGGCCGTGCTACTGGCCACAATAAGATCGACGAATTGGGTGGTTTTTTGGTCGGCCGTTGCACGCACAATGGCGATTTGCTGTTGACCGTTATCACGGGCGCTTCGCGCGGTGGCAGTGAAACAGTAGTTCGCATCGGGCATCGGTTGGGTGAAATTGACGCGGTAGCGGCCCTTGTCCAAACGCGTCACACTCGCGACATTGAACGCCCGACGGATGAGCATTTGTGTATCGACCGCGCCAAAGCACACCCAAGCTTTTGCGACACCGGGGTGCAAAGCGGTGATCTTGCTTTTCACCTCAGTGCCAATGCGTGAGGTCAGTGATGCGATGCGCGCGACCAGATTCATTAGGTCAACGACGCTTCAAAGATCACGACGAAGTCAGTATCGGTATTGCCGACATCACTGGCGGCTACAGCACCGATGTTGGTGCGAGCCAAAGCCTGTTCTTCTGCCGTTAGCGTTTGTGCTGCATCAAAACGAACGCGCTTGTTGATTGATGCCAACAAGGCATCGAGACCGGTGGTGCCATCCTGCAGTAACTGTTGTATCTCGAGTAATGTGTCGTAGGCTGCGTCGGCGCCACCCAAGATTTCTGCCTTGAGGGCGTCCAGTAGCGTGACAATTTTGGATGAGGAGTACGTGGTACTGAGATCAATGTTGGCATCGTCGATACTGGTCAAAGTACCGAGTGCGGTTTGCAGTTCGTTGATCGCCGACACCAAACTGGTTTTGTCTGTTGTGGTCAAACTTGCGAGACTGCCAGTTTTGCTGTTGATGGCGTTGAACTCTTGGGCGAGTCGAACCACCAAACTCTCAATGCGGGTTTGTAAACTCATGGGGTTTTCCTTTAACGATGAAATGAATTAGGTCAGCCAACGGCTTCGCACGACTTTGCGAGGTTGTCTTGGGATTTTGTTGCTGGTGGCCTGCGTATTGTCGACGCTCGTTTCCGCTTCCAGTGTCTGAACGTCGATCACTTGCGGCTTGTGCCGGATGCCCAGCTGCAATTCCAGTTCAGCCCAGTGCCGCTCCTCAAACCGATCCAAGCCTGCCGAGGTAGCCGCAGCTCTGGCGTAGACATAACAGTCCAGCGCTTCGTTGCGCTCACGCATCTTTTGCCATTCGCGTTTGGCGAAGCCGTTGCGATCACGTTTGGTCACCAATTGCTCGGCGCACAGCTGTTGCAGATACTCGGCATCGACCTTGGGTAGATGGACATAGCCGTCGGGGTAAGTCAGTTCACCTGTCGCTTCGTCGATATCCGGTGTTTTGCGCAGGTTGTTGTAGAGTTCCAACTTGGCAATGCCGCCGGCGACGGGAAACACTTTCACGCCACGGCGCAGCTTCTTGCCACTCTGGTTAGCATCCACCGCAGATGGCGTGCCGATTAGCGCAGCCCCTCTTGGCACCCCTTTGATCGGGATGACCTTGGGGTTACGCAGCTTGCGTACAAAACTGTAGGCTTCTTGAGTGGCAAAGCCGGTATCAATGGCCAGTCGTTTCAGATCGATGAGATTGCCACTGCTGTGGGTCCAGCGCTCGCTGAGTAGTTGGCCAAGTTCCGACCACACTTCGTTGCGAGCGGTATCGCCCATCAGAATACGGTGCTCGACTAACCAACTGACTTTGTTGCGCCCGAAGGCCCATACAGACACTTCGATGCGATCTTTTTGGATATCGGCACCGGCGGTCAATAATATGCCGCCCTCTGGTATGGTGCCGATTCGATAGTCCTCCCGACGCTCCAGCAAGCGCTGCCAGTCGGGGGATTCACCTTCTTCAACCCAGGTCTCCCCGAGCTCGGTGTTTTTAAAGGTTTTGATGGCTGAGGTGGATCGGCTCTCGGATATGGCCGCCAGTTCCCATGCTGCAGCGATTTCGGCCCAGCTGCGCCAGCCCACGGGGCTGTATAAACTACTGAGATGAAATCCTGCCGTGCGACCCGATTGCTCGGGTGCACAGGCGCGCCACTCACCTTGGGCTAGCATTGCAGTTTTATGGTGTTCAGCAATGCCTTTGCCACAAGATTCGCAGATGTATTGCGCGGTTTCCGGTTGGCCTCGCTCCCAGCGCAGTTGTTCAAAGCGCAACCATTGACGGTGTTCGCAATGCGGGCACGGCAGAAAGTAACGCCGTTGGTCGCTCGACTCGTATTCGCGTTCAATAGCGCTGACTCCAGCAAGAGTCGGCGTAGAGACAATCAGCATCTTGCGACGCGCAAACGTGCGTGTTCGTGCTTCGGATAGCGAAATGGCATCGCCTTCGCCCTCAACGTCGAGGGGATAACCATCGACTTCATCTAAGAACAGGTAGCGTACCGGCATGGAGCGAAGCCCGACTGCGCTGTTAGCACCGGTCATGACTAACACGCCACCGTTGAATTCTTTGCTCAGGATCGTGTTGCCTGCATCGCGACTGCGTGCCGGTGCAATCCGCTCTTTGATCGCAGGACTTTCCTCAATCAACGCATCAATACGTTGCTTGGAGGCCCGCTTGGCCATCTCAACCGTAGGCCACACGGCCATCATGGGACCGGGGGCGTGGTTGATCACGTAACCTATCCAGTTGAGACCCATCTCCGTGCCACCCACCTGCGCACCTTTCATGAACACGACACGTTCAACAGGTGACATGGGTGACAGACAATCCATAATCTCTTGCAGATAAGGTGTGCGACTGGTTCGCCAGCGACCCGGCTCAGAAGCCGCTTTGCTGGATAATATTCTGTGGGTGTCGGCCCACTCAGATACGGTTAGTAATGGATCAGGGGTTAGCCCTTCCGACCATGCTTGTTCTATGGCTTCCCAGCCCTCATAAAAATCGGTCATGGCTAGTCCACCTTGGGCTTGAGATCACCCAAATCGATCAATTGTTCTCGCACCGCTTTCTCGAGCGTGACGTGCATCAGGTGCGAATCCACGCCAAGCTCAGCGGCCATTTGCGAAGAAACACGCGCTGGCCAATTCAACCAGGCATCACGTTCGGCTCGCGCCAGTTTGAATACATGGGCGACCGCTTGCGAACGATCGACCAGTTCACCTTTGAGCTGTGCCAGACGAATCTTGTTGGTTTGTGCCTTAACGACTTCGTTGGCCGTGCGTGCCTGTACCAGTGATGTGCTCGTCGATGGTGTACCCACGAATGGCTCTGCGGGTTCCTGCGTGCGCATGACGGTCGGTGCGGGTTGCTGCGGTTTTTTAGCAGTCTCGGTCGCCGCCTTGCTACGCGGTGTTGTTGTGTTTTGAGCCCACTCTCGGTCGGCTGTTTCGGGGTCGATGGTGCCATCGGACAGCGGTGTGATTCGGCCAGTGTCGATGGCCTTTTTGACCGCTACATGCGACACGCCGCGATGGCGCGCATAGGCCCGTATGGAAATTCCCATAGACCTGTCCAACTGTGTTGTTAATTGAAATTAAG